GCCTAGGGCGCAAGGGGCAGCGAGTGAGCATCATTCGCCAATCCACCAAGACAGCGCAGATCAAGTTCGAGGTTGACGGTTTCACCACCGTTATCAATCGTCAGGCTCTCCGCCGCGTCTAGGGCGCATCCGGGGGCCAACCGGAGGCGCGTCATGCTCTTGATTGTCGATATTCTTCTCGTGTCCCTCATCGTGATTCCGCTATGCGACCTCGTATTCAACGAGCGCGTCAGGGTTCCCGTCAAAATTATCGTCTTCGCCATCACGTTTGTGTGGGTGCTGTACTGGCTCATCACCGGGAAAGCGGTGTAGTTATGCCGGGACGCAAAGGCAAGAAAAACGTAGGCCGCAACATCCGCGAATTTACCAAGGGAAAAACTTTTAAAAAAACGGCCGCAAAAAAAGGCCGCAAGCGCGCCTTGAAGCAGGCGGTTGCGGTTGGACTGCGACAGGCCGGAGTAGCCCGCAAGAGAAAGAAAAAGAGGTAGAGGCATGGACGCACCCGCCGAATCCGCCGCCAAAGTTCTCAGCAGCAAGGGCAAGAAACTACACACCCATGGAATGCATCTCCGCCGCACCGCCAACGGCTACATTGCTAAACACGAACTAGCCGACAGCAAGGGCCAGCCCCCCCAGGACGGACAGAGCGCAGAGGCCGAGTACAACGTCGCCAATCCCGCCGAGCTTGGCAAGCACGTGGAGCAGCACATGGGGCCGGTCGAACCGGACGAACCCGAGCAGGGCGCGTGATGTGGTTCCAGCGCAACCCCCTCAAGGTCAGTCTCAGCTTTGACTCGCCCCTACATCTCACCTTCGACCCCTCGCCGGAACCGTCACAGGCGGGAGTGAGGGTCATATCGAAACTAGACGGCTACACCGTGAAAGGAATGGCACCCATGGCCTACACCCTACCCAACGATAAAGAAGTAGCCTTGAACATTGCCTATGTGGACGCGAAGGGCAATCCCGCCATGGTTGACGGCGATGTCCAATGGTCGTCTTCCGACGACAACATTTGCACCGTGACCGCCAAGCCCGGCAACCAAGCCATGAACGCGCTTGTGGTTCCCGCCGCCAACCTTGGCAACGCGCAGATTAGCGCGAAGGCCGACGCCGATATGGGAGAGGGGGTCAAGGAAATTATTACCCTCTTCGATCTGACCGTGGTAGGCGGAGAAGCGGTTGCCGGAACCATCACCCCCGCAGAGACCATGCCAGTAGGCAAAAAACAGAAGTGACGCGGCATTTCAATTGGCGCAGACTTCGCGACCCCTCCGCCGAGCGCGGCGACAACCGCGTTTGGCGGGAGGAGCTAACCGATATTGTCTTGCACGATGATGAAGTGAAAGAGGACGGGAGGCGATGCTGCAAGAGCAACCTTCTGGCTCTGAGCTACGTGCTAGGGTACTGCCTGATAGACGAAGCCGTTCACCACGAGGCTATTCAGTTTTTCCCCGAGATCGACCCCGCCCAAACGGTTGCCGAACTCCACATCGGACGCAAGCGGAGACGAACCCTACTGTATCCGCGCAACACCTACAAAACTACACTCGACAACGCCTATTGCGTCCAACTCATCCTGCATTACTACATGACCATCGCCATCCTGATTATGAGCGGAGGCAAGGAACTAGCCTTCGCCTTCGTGGATCAGGTTGCCAGCTTCTTTGTCAACCCTTCGCACCGACCTCGCACCCTGTTTCAATCCCTCTTTCCCGAACTGTGTGTACCGCGACCGTCGAAGATTCCGGGGCAATTCACCTGCCAGCTACGCCAGCACGATCCTAAAATCATCGAACCGATGATATGGGCCAATTCCATTGACTCCAACGTCACCGGATGGCACCCCGACGTTCTGATTTACGACGACATCAACACCAACCGCAACTCACGCAAGTTCGAGGGCAGGGTAGCCATCACCAAGGCTTACAAGCTAACCCGCAAAATTCTGAAACCGACCGGCTTCGAAGTCAAAATCGGAACCCCCTATGGCTTGGGAGACACCTTCAGCGATGAGGTTCTGACGGCGAGGCCGGGAAGCTACCACCGGGTTATGAAACCCGCGCTCCGGCTGTTGAACGGCGAACGTCTCGACCCCAACGGCTTCCCCGCCGAGCATGAAATCGAACTGCTGTTCCCCAGTATCCTCAACTACGAGTTTTTGCAGGAAGAATATTCGGCAGATTACGAATATTTTATGTCGCAGTATATGTGCGACAGCTACGGAGCCGCCGAGCTTGTCTTCACCGAGGCGCAAATGCTTGCCGCGATGGTGGACGAAAGCGACCTTCCCATGGAGGGGCAACGCTTCCTCCACTTCCGGGTTCCCTGCCGGAGCATCAACTGGCTTACGACCTCCGGCGCGGTAGGCATCATGCAGCGCAACCGCATGTATATCGCGGAGACTTTGCAAGGCCACTACAAGCCATCGGTCCTAGCCAAAGTCATCCACGACACGGCACGGCGGAACGGCTTGCATAACATCTCCATCGAGGAATCGCCGGGAGCGAGGCTGATGCAGCCCGCAATCAATAACTACAGTTTGACGACGGGTTGGAACATCACCATAACGTGGACGGAGTTTGAGGCCGACGCCGCCGAGCGCGACACCCGCATCCGCCACCTAGAGCCGTTGCTGGCAACGTCACGGCTGTTCTTCAGCAATGCGCTCAAGACCAAGCCGCTCATCGAGGGCTTCGTGCAATACGGGATGTCACCGGACGACGGCCTACCCGATGTCGTGGCCCGCGTTGCCGATCACCTGCCGGTAAGTGTCGCCGCCGAGGAGCTAGACGAAGAAGACCTTGCATGGGAGATGATGATGCAGCGCGACAAATACAACCTCATCTACGGACGCGGGGCCTACTCCCCGCCCGAGCCGGAGCCGGAAGAACTCGAGCCGAACTCGAGCTTCGAGGAACGCGCCTACAACGATCAGGGACTCGAGGTCATCATGCCGGGGCTGGAATAAACTTGAATTGCGCGGCGATAGTGGCTGGCAAAGTGCGACGGGCCTACGAGTCCACAGTGGCCGCACCGGACCCCTAAGCCGCCGCGCCCCTTTCGCCTAGTTTTCGCTGTAGCGGTAAGCTGTTGCACAGCCTAGGTTGTATATCCGACGCAAAGGTTTTATGATCCCGAAACTTGCTACACGCAGTTGTCGTCTCTTCCAGTCTGAACGCACCCCCCGAAAAAGGGGGGGTGCCATAAACAACGGAAGTGGCCGGAGCGAACGCACTAACCGGACCCGAAACCCGTCACAAACGCAATCGGTTTAAGGGTAAAGGTATGGCAGCGTCCGTTCTGGAGATGGAGAGCAACCCCCACGCCCCCGTTCTGCCGGGCGACGTGACGACCTCTACCGATCCAACCATCCCGCCGAAGTACACCGACGCCGCCGTAATCAGCATCGTGGTACAGGATTATGAGCGGGCCAGCCAATGGCAGGATGACCGCCGCTGGCCGCTGCAATGGACCGAAAGCGACATCCTCTACCAGTCGCCCCGAACCATGAGCGTGTTCGAGGGGTCATCGGTTACCCGGTCGAACGTTTCAAGGTTCACGGTCGCAAAACAAACAAATTCTCTAGCGCCAGCCATCGCGGGCGCTATTTTTTCGGACACCACCCCGTTTCTGGTGCGGCCCCGCCCCGCCACCCATGCGGACACGGCAAGAGCGTGGACCGATCTAGTCTCCGAACTGCTAGACGAAATCAATTTCAAGCAAGAGTGTAGTTATGGCATTCAGGGCATGGTCAACTCCGGCACCGTCATCTACAAAATCGGATGGGAGACAGAGACCAAACTGGAGACCCACTACCGGAGAAAGAAAGCGCCGCCGCAAGTGCCGATGCCGCTAGGCCAGCCCATGACGGTGTTCACCGAGGAGTCGGATGAATTTGAAGCCGTAGAGGAAGAGGTTACCCGCAACCGTCCCACCTTCGAGAAATGCGAACTGGGCGAGGTTTTCATTGACCCGAAGTGGCGGAACCCGAATCAGCTATGGAAAGCAAAATTCATCATCCACCGCAACTACCTCAACTACGATGACCTCACGAAACTTCGTGAGAACCCTGACTATGACATCCCGAGCGACGACATCCTCCGCCACATTTTTATGTCGGACGAGGAGCAGACCGAACCCATCTTCGGAACCGAAGAGTCGATGACGGTTAACACCAGCGTTCACCACGCCGCCCGCCAAGACACCGATTGGTCAGAAGACCCGCTATTGAAACCCATGCAGGTATTGGAGTGGTTTGATAAGACGCAAGTGCGGGTTGTTCTGCAACAGAAGTGCGTTATCCGCAACTGCAAACACAAGCTCCCCGAAAAACCCTTCCTCTCCGCCAACTACTGGGACATCGAGAACAGCGGTTACGGCATGGGGGTTGGCCGCATATCCGGCGCGGACCAGCGTGTGGAGCAGGGGATGATTAACGCCATTCTCGACATCCTAGCCTTCGCGGTACAGCCGGAGTATGCCATTGCACGAGGCGCGAATGTGCCGACTCAGGATCAGCGGCGAAGGCTAGGCGGTATCCGCATGGTGGACGGCAACGACGCCACCAAAGCGATATCGCTTGTCCCACAGCCGGTAGTGCCGCCCGATGGCTGGCGAGCGATTCAAGCGGTAGTGGGATCGAGCGAAGGCGCAACCGGAGCCGACCAAGCCACCGTGCAAGGTGTTCTCCCCGGTCGTGGCAGCAGCGTGGGGCATTCCGGCACCGGAGCCGGGATGCTCCAAGCCGCCTCCAGTG